AGAAGATGCAAACATTGTTGGTCAATCCAGCGGTGCTACATGGGAAGTTGAATCCTTCTCTACTATTGACATCGACTTAGATCATAACGACTTTGCTCAGAATAAATATCTTGAGGATTTTGGCGACAATATTATTGATTGGACCGAAGGTAATCCATTCGGTGAATACGGTAACGAAACGGATAGCTTCTAATGTTAGGGAATCATTTTTATCATTCTTGTATCAAGAAAACTGTAGTTGCTTTTGGCACGCTGTTTAACAACATTCAGGTCATTAAGAAAGACCCCGAGACGAATGTTGAGATTGAGCGTCAGAAGGTAGCGATTGCCTACGGTCCCAAGAATAAGTATCTCGCACGTCTTGAGCAAAACCCAGAGGTAGGTCGCAAGGTTGCAATTACATTGCCTAGAATCTCATTTGAGATGACTAGCATGAATTACGACCCTGCTAGAAAAACAAGTCCCATTCAGACTATCCTAAAAGAAGATGGGTCCACCACTGGTGTAAAGAAACAGTATATGCCAGTCCCATATAATATTGGATTTGAATTGGGTATCATTGCAAAATCTCAGGATGATGCGTTGCAGATTGTAGAGCAGATTCTACCATTCTTCCAACCAGCATTCAGTGTCACGATTAACATGATTCCTGAGATGGATGAGAAGAGAGACATTGCATATGTCCTTAACTCTATTGATTATGAAGATGATTATGAAGACGACTTCATGACCAGAAGAAGTATTGTATACACTCTACAGTTTACTGCTAAGACATATCTATACGGTCCTATTGTCAACGCAGACCTCATTCGTAAGTCTATTGTTGATGTTGCTGTTGGTGACTTGGCACAGCATAAGAGGACAGTCAGATACACAGCAGAGCCTAAGGCATTAGAAGATATCAATAACGATGGCACAATTGATAGTGCAGATACGTTGTTACTCAATCCAGATGACGACTTTGGATTCAATGAAGGCATTACCCTATTATGAGTAAGTTTGAAGACAACATGGAAGAAATCTTTGACATAGATGTTTCTGAGGAAACACCTACTGAAATAGTGAAACCAGCAGAAAACTTGGATGCTAGTAAAGATTATGAGTATACCAGGGGTGAGTTATACAGGCTCATTTCACAGGGTCAGGAGGCGGTCCAAGGTGCCTTAGAGGTCGCTCAGGAGTCAGGACACCCTAGAGCGTTTGAAGTCGCGGTCAATGCGATGAAACAGGTCTCTGATATGACTGACAAATTGATTGACCTTCAACAGAAGATGAAAAATCTAAATAAAGATGATGAGAAAAAAGGTCCTTCCTCTGTTACTAACAATGCTATCTTCTTAGGTAGCACTGCTGAATTACAGAAGATGCTTAAGCGTGGGAAGGTAGAAGAATAAATAATCTAATAAAGGAATAGATAAATGATTGTCAAACTACTGTCTTCCGAAGGGGACTTAACATCTGCATCAACTGTAGGTTTAGCAACTGTTGTTAGGGTTAACAATACTGGTGCAGCTGCAACACTAACACGCAAAGATTCCACTGGGGCATTGATTGGTGATGTCACTATTGCAGCAAATGAAATTATCTATTTGGAAAAAGAAGCATCTGATACTTTAGAGGGTGGGTCTGATTTCCTAGTTGTTAAAGTAGCATATTCAAACTAATGGCACAGTGGAATAAAGATGCTCAAGATTACAGAGCGCAGGACACAACCAACTTTGAGGTGGTAATGCTTGCCGACCAAGACGGCAACCCACTGAATAGTTATGGATCCGCTGCTAACATTCCTATTGCTGCTGGAGATCTAGACGGATATTCACACATTAATAAGTTTGGATATAGAGATACCCTTGCGTCTTCTTTCCAAGCAATCTGGGATGGGACTACAGCATATCCATATATCGGAACTGCTGGACCAGCAACAGTAACTTCAGATGATACAGATGATGCTGGCGCTGTAATTTCTGTATATGGTTTGGATGAAAATTATAATGATGTTTCAGAAGACCTCACTATTGGAACACCTGGAGCAGTAAATTTTATTCGTGTCTTTAGAGCACTTGTAAAAACACCTGCGGCAGGTGAAACAACAAATGTTGGTAAGATTTCTGTTACAATTGATGGTGCTGCTAGGGCATTTATTTTAGCAGAAGCAGGACAAACACTGATGGCAGTATATACTATCCCTGCTGGTAAAACTGGTTATCTAATGAAGTTTCAGGGGTCTATTGATAAGTCAAACGGTGAAACGAAATTTAGATTTGTATCACGACCTTTTGGTGGAGCATTCAATGTCAAGGGTCAGTTTGGAACTGCTGCTGGATCTCCAGTCACATATGATTATCCAGTTCCTCTAAAGTTTACAGAAAAAACTGATTTAGAAGTGAGAGCATTATCTGGCAGCACTTTAGGAGCTGGTGCTACTTTCGACCTAATTCTGGTAGACAACTAATGAAAACCTTCAAAGAATTCCGCAGTCATCTTAAAGAAGATTACGAGCATGAGATGGTTCGTAGAGAAATGGCGATTGCCATGGCTGCTATCCAACGCATAAATAAGCACGTCCAAGGCGAAGGTAATCTAGAGGCGTGGGTGCAATCTAAATTAACTCGTGCTACGGACTACCTTGATACTGTTGCTGACTATATGGACAGCGGCGTGAATGAGTCCTTGGATGTTCCCAGCAAAGAATTAGATGAAGGAGCAGCATGGACCAGAAAATCTGGTCAAAACAAATCTGGAGGACTCAACGAAAAAGGACGCAAGTCTTACGAGAGAGAAAATCCAGGATCTGACCTTAAAGCACCAAGCAAGAAGGTTGGAAATCCCAGGAGGGCATCCTTCTGCGCTAGAATGAAAGGAATGAAAAAGAAACTAACTAGCAAGAAAACTGCCAACGACAAGGATTCTCGCATCAATAAGTCACTCAGAGCGTGGAATTGTTAAGAGAATATTTATAAGGTAGGTCAAGATTTCTTAACACAATGTAGCTTGACAAACGTTTTTTTCCATATATAATAAGATTACCGTCCCAAGGTAAGTCTAAATGGAAAATAAAGAAATGTCCGACCTGTCCCTCAGCAGGAAGGAATGTCCGAAATGCGGTGCGGTGTGGATTAATGGTGAGCATCGATGGTCGGGTACAGGAAACAGAGGGAGTGAATTAGACCTTGCTGGTTTAGTTTGCAATAACTTAGGCGATGACACTTGCATCAATCCTCTCAGAGGACAAGAAGGCGGTATCACTTGGAAGAAGCGTTTAGAAGAGTTGGAGAAAGACCACCCCAACTAAATACTTTTGAAGAAAGTATGATGTGACATGGCAGACGCCGTATATCTTGGCAACCCGAATCTAAAGAAAACTAATACTGCAATCAACTTCACAAAGAAGCAGGTTGCTGAATTTATTAAGTGTAAGGACGACCCCGTTTATTTTACCAAGAATTATATCAAGATTGTTTCTCTGGATGAAGGTCTAGTCCCATTTAGAATGTGGGATTTCCAAGAGCAACTTATTGATAACTTCCACAACAATAGATTTAATATTGCTAAGTTACCACGACAGACAGGAAAGTCAACTACGGTTGTTTCTTATCTGTTGCATTATGCCCTGTTTAATGATAATGTCAAGATTGCAATTCTTGCTAACAAAGCAGAGACTGCTAGAGAATTGTTGTCTAGACTTCAACTAGCATATGAGAATATTCCTAAGTGGATGCAGATGGGCATCGTTGCATGGAATAGAGGCTCCATGGAATTGGAGAATGGTAGTAAGATTATTGCCGCATCTACATCATCTGCATCTGTCCGAGGTAACTCCTTTAACATCATCTTCCTAGACGAGTTTGCGTTTATTCCAAACCACATCTCTGAGCAGTTTTTCTCGTCTGTATATCCTACCATCTCCTCTGGTAAGACAACCAAAGTTATTATCATTTCTACGCCTAACGGCATGAA